CAATTACTTCAGTCGCTGTGGCATCAAGAGTAGCTCCGGTTTGTCCAACAGTGTAAGTTAGTTGCCACTGAACATTGTCTGTATCTGTAGGAGCAACAGTTCCTTGCCAATGGACATGAAAAACTAAGTTCGATCCCTCTTTGTAATCATGAGGAATTTCGATAGAGCCGGTTACTGCCTGATCGTTAGAGAATGAATAGGTAGGTATTCCAGTGTCCCCGGCTGCCTCATCCCGAAAGGTAAACTGGCCGGGTTCGCTGCCGGAAACCGGGAGTAGAGAGACCACAGATACATCAGCGTCTTTGAACACCGTAGCGTCACCGACGAATTTAAGCGTGCCGTCGGCTTCAAATTCTGAATAGTGGGAAGTCCCGCCGTCACCAAACTTAGCTGCTCCACCGCGTGCTATAGCAGTAACAATACCGCCAGCAGTGGTTAGCGTAGTGATAGCCCCAGCAGTAGAGTGGGTGATTCCATCTGTTCCATTGTGATTGAAAAATGTATCTGCTCTGATAGTATCACTTGCATGTATTTGTTCACTGCCCTGGTCTACCCCTAAACCTATATAACCCGTATTTCTTGCTATTGATAAGACATTATTTCCAACATCACTATTATTATGTTGGACTATGTAGAAAGTGTTTTCTGTTAAGGTGAAAGCTGTCCCGCCTAAAGTTGGGTTAGGTCCTCCTGCATAGAGAAAAGAAATACCGTATGTCATCAAACCCGTTTCATTGAAAAATACTCTACTTGAGCAATTGCCTGCTACGCCATCAAAATGGAAATTTAATCCTTTTGGGCTACCAGCACTTGTTGCAACGATAACATCGTCGGTAAAGATTCCGCCAGCAAAAGTTGGGCCATCCCCTGTTCCCAACCCCAATGAATCGCGTGCATCCGATCCTGACTCATACGCAAAGGCTCCTGCTCCTGTAGCCACAATAAACTGACCATCAGAAGAAGGAGCCCCCAACGCACTCAAATCATCAAGAGCGGCCCCCTGAGCTTGATAGGCACTATCAGCATAATTTACCCATGCACTTCCGCCCCAACGCAATAAATCACCTGTACTAAGTTCTGTACCAGTGATAACAGGTAATTTGTAATCAGCCATTCTTGATGTCCTTCTTAGATAGTAAACTCAATCGCACCATACTCAGCTACATATGTACCTTTGTCTTGCTTGTCTGCTTCAACCACAGACATTTCAGACTCAAGGACCAGAGTACGACTCTCAACCTGTGACATCTCTGACTCAAGGACCAGTATGCGACTTAGCCCTACACTCAAGGCTTCAGAAACGTCATTAACCGTAGACTGCTCCGCCAACAATGCTTCAGAGACATCATTAACAGTAGATTTCTCTACAAGCAAGTTGGAGTTAATGTCTGACATTTCTGATTCGAGGACCAATATACGACTCAGTCCCACACTCAATGCCTCAGATACAGCGTTGACAGTAGATTTCTCTACAAGCAGATCGGAGATTGCAGCACTAAGTGCCTCGGAAACATCATTGACGGTAGACTTCTCCACAAGCAGATTAGAGTTGACATCGGACATCTCTGATTCAAGTAAGAGAATCCGACTTTCCACTTGAGACATCTCTGATTCAAGAACTAAGACCTGAGAACCAGCCGCATCCCCAGAATCCATAGCCCAAGCAGCACCATCAAAGATATAGCGGACATCCTCATCCTTTACATACGTCGTCCATCCTTCGGTCGGCGTGTCAAAAATCCAGTCTGAGGCTGCACTTGGTGCAGAGACCACAGCCGTAGCAATGTCATCCTCTTGACCAGTAAACTGTCCCGTTGCTTCAGTAGTAACAATATACCGTGTACCCTTCTCAGGATCACCAGTATGGGCAGTAGCTCGATCTGCTACAGGTGGCTGCCAAGCAAAGTCTCCCAAGACTGGGACTCTATATGTTGCCATATTCCTTTCCTTACATAATAGGTTTTAGTTCGGAGTTCATAAAACGATACCAATGATACACATAAATGCCTTTCATCAGGCCAGTTTTCATGCCCTCCTTTCTTAATGCTATATCAAAATGATTATCTATGCCAAGGAATCCTTCTTCTTCAAAACCCCCTGCTTCTTTCCATGCCTTCTTCTGAACAAGAATAACTACCCCACTTATTGCTTGCTTTGTAGTGAGGTCTTTCACATCGGTACGAAATTGACCCTGTGCATCCGTTCCTATCTTCCGATGATATACAATATCATGGTTATCCGACTTTATATTTGCAAATTTTTGATCTGGGTTTCCAATTCGATTAGTAACAGCCGTTAAACAACTGTAATCGGGATTCGCGTCTATAATTTCATAAAGTTGGTGGTTCCAGTCTAAAGTAGTGAACATTGCATCATGGTCAAGAAAACAGGCCCAATCATTATCATTGGGTAAAAGTTTCATACAAGCGTTATAAGCTTTACCTACATCTTTCCCTTCATCCGGTGTAGTATAGGGAGTGAAAGTGTAGATTCTGTAGTCTCTTTTTTTAGCCACTTTAGCTGCCTCTATTTGTTGTCTCTCTATATTTTCTGCCACTGCTTTCTCATATATCCCCTTCAAAACAATGCCTGCTTGTTCCAAGTTAAAGTTCTCCTTAGCAACAACGCGAGCAGCTTGCCGCATATCTAAACCGAGTTCTTGTAGGTCTTGCCAACACTGTTCTATCTCCGAAGCAAAGGCTACAGTATCATGGGGATCAGCCTGATAAGAGGTATATGCACTCCCCTTCCCAGCTACAATCGGACATCCCGAAGCTAAGGCCTCTCGAACAACGCGTGTTGCAATATTATGTGGGGTAATGAGAATATCTGCAATACGATATGCTTCATCAATATTTGTCATCAGACCACGAACATCCCCAACGATTTTTCTTTCTTTCAACGGATTTAGGATATTTGCCAATGCAGAAGTTTCATTAGGTTTAGAGAGGCCATACAGATGTATCCTTCCTTCTGGACATTTCTCTTTGATAAACCTTGCAGCAGCAAATACTACACTAAATGGGCTAACATCTTCTCGCCAGATGTCCGCAATCAGGATGTTTGGCTTACCAGGATTTTTGAATGAAGTTGATTTCCCTTGTGGGCAAAATTTATCCAAATCTACCATAGACGGTACGTGCTGAACAGGTTTCTTGAGTATCATATTCCAGTAGTCTAAATGCTCTTTCCAATAAGTAAAGAACGCTGCAACTTGTGGGTCTTTTGCAAACTTGTGATAGAGGTTTAGACACGCACCCTTTTTGAGTTTCTCCAAGACAAAAGAATACTCAGGTCTACCATGTATTGCAATGACTATTGGTTTGCCCGTGCTTTTGACAAAATCAGGCAGAGCAGAGTGAAGAACCAAAACATCTGCCTCATCCATAGCCCACTGTGGAGCAACCGTTGTAATACTACCGTGAGTCAGGCCAACACGACTATACTGTTGTTTATAATCTTTAGCGTGACCCCAATCAATAAACTGGCTATCAATACCAACTTCCCTTTCTGCTAATACCGTGTCTGCTGTAGTATGAAACATGCCACAACTACTGGGAGCAAAATTTCCAAAATGAGCAACCTTCATGTCTGTCTCCTATCTTTCTACTGTCAGACTGCCATATTCTGCAACATAGTCACCAAGTAATTTTCTTGCATACGCTTCACTGGTCATGTGATAATATTCAGTCGCCGTCCCCCCTTGTAAACCTGTTAAACTATTGTGATCGTCCCCTGATAAATCCATATCCGGGATTGACTGTATATTTCCTCTATTCCAAACAACTGTAGTATTGGCCTTAACATCCACCGTACCGAAAATAAGATAACCGTCACCAACACTCTCGCCATTTGGCACATGCCACAACTTGAGAGTTCTCAAAGTGGCAGACGTATTGGCAATGATAATAACAGAACAAATAGTGGTTGAACTTGCCGGTACAGTGTAAATTGTATCTTGAGTGCCACTCCCAGTTAATTGGGTTTGTCCCAAGAGTTTATAAACATCAGTTCCCGAAGTAGTTTCTATCCCATAACAAGAAACAGTAAGACTTGAAACTGCCGACGCTTCTGCTTGAATTGTATCACCAGCGGTATTCAAGATAAGCATATTAACCCACAGCCTCCAAGAACCTATAAATATCCATTGTACCCCTCCCAGAGACCCCCACAGCAAGATCAACATATTCTTTTGTAACTAAATGGGTTGCTTCAGTAGGAAGAATCCCAGTAACTACAGCAGTGAATGTCCCACCTGCAAATTCAGGAGCAGCCTCGGTATGAATATCTTGGGGAGTGGAGAGAGTAATACTCCCCGCTCCACTCGTCACAGTCACTTGGTTTGCAGTGCCGGTCAAAGTGGCTAATACAGGAGTAGCTCCTGTCGATCCAATCGGAAGTTGTCCATCAGTTGCAACACCCAAAGAGGATATAGTGCCAGAAGCAGAACCATACAAAAGAGAATTGACAGTTAAAGCAGCGTTAGAAGCCAAAGCCTTAGAAGAATTAGTTACTACCACTCTACTCGCTGTTAATCCGGTGAGAGTTACTCCTAAAAAGGTAGGGGAACCTCCTGACCCCAATATGGAAGTGGTAAGTTTCTTCAGATGTTTTTGTAGGAACCTGTTGGAGTTCACAACAGAGTTCCAGTCACCCTTTGTAATAGTAGGTAAAGTAGGGATTAAAGCCATTGAATATTATCCTATGAACCCCATGAGTGCATTTGTGGTTGACGGGTACTTGGAGGTGGAGCAGATTCTGTAGTCTGGATCATTTGTGCCAACATTGCGTAATCTATTGGCTCTTGTTCGATACGCTCAACCATCCCTGCCTTCTGTCCCATAGCTCCGGCATATTGACCGAAACGAACATCTTCCAGTTTCAGTCTTGTAGGCATCCCCACCTCTTCCTCAAACTGCTTCCCTAAGCCAGCAGCCATTGTGGTTCCGTACAAACCTGAACTGACCAAAGCTTGAGTGCCTTGAGCAATACTCTTTGCCTTTTGCCTTTCGATCATAGCTTCCGTGCCCTTGCCAAAACTCCCACCAGGGGCATACATCCCTATAATTTCATCCAGAATCTTTCTAATTTCGGTCTCTCTCTTTTTGGTGGCAACATTCTGCTTCTCTTGTAATTGTTGTATCCCACCAACATACGATTGCACTGGAGATTCTTTGGCCTGCCTTGCATACGTATTATAATCTCCTGGAGTTGTGAGGGCTGACATGACCATATTATTTCACCTTCCCGACTTGCTTGATGTCTGCTGAAACTTTTTCAACCGCCCACGTCTGAGAGGCTGTGCTATTCCGTAATCTAACTGCTATTGAATGCCCTTTAGCTCTATTCCTTATTCGATTGGCTCTGCCCGGTCCAGTTAAAGTAGTGGTAGACCAAGCCGTATCACCATCTTCAATTGCTTCTAACACTGTCTCTGAATCTTCTCCAACATAAAGTTCCACATCAACAGCATCAGAATCACTCTCTGCTCCTTCTGCTGCCCCTCCTGCAACCGTAACAGTAAGAGAGGACATCTTCACGTTCCTGTCATCATCCTCTGCATTGATAATAGGAAGAGTCGTATAACTGTCTATTGTACTGGTAGAATTAGTAGTGGTATCGTTCTTGGTAGAGTCATCGAAGTTTCTCATGTACCCATCTGTACTTCCCACCAATAAACGACGAAGAGAATCATCATTAGCCTCGTAGTAGAATAAAGAATAAGGACCACAAGAAGAGTCATAAGACTCCCTAAAGAAACCATTTGTTTTGAGGTCAAACCAATAACACTCATTACTCCCATCAGAGAGAAGAGTGAAGGTAATCAAAATCCCATTCTTGTCTCTATCATAGGCCATGCAAACTCGGTACAAAGTAGGATCAAGTGCCGCATCCTGAACTAATTTAGGAAGGACCAATCCTGAGAGATTCTCTACTCCGCCCAACCCTTGAGGGATTCTACAAATGCTGTCCTTACTGAGAAAGTACAAATTCCCCACACCATCAAAGCACCACGACCTTGAGCCAAACATACCTACCGCAGCATCCAGACAATCCAGAGTACCCCCATCGGCAGGATCGCCCCTCATAACCCATATACTATTGGCACAACCAAAGATGAGATACTCGTCTCTCCACGATATGAGTGAACGGATAATATCACCAATCAACCCGGCTTCTGCGTCTTGTCCCGCTACAGGAGATTGGGCGTCATTGGCTACATGATACCAGTCCCAAGGGTCTGCTTGTCTACTCATATACCACTGATAAGGATAGTCGGGATTGCCAGATAAAACACACCTGCCCCGGTATAGACACCCCAAATAAGCAGTAGAGGGCATTGACCCCGAATTACCAGGATACTTAGTCCAGTCATACCATAATGGAGGGTCATTATCGGTTACTAACGTTGGAGTAAAGTCTGAACCACTTCCACTTCCTTCAATCAAACCATCGGTATCAAAAGTTCCGGTGGTCACATAACCATACACAGCCGTCTTATCTGTATTGGTAAAGTCCACAATCATTTCGGCATCCGTATCCGCCTGAGTAAGAATATCACCCTTCGCATGAACTGTAGTTAAAGCCGGGTCACAGGTTAATTTGTAATTGATGAAATCAGCAACGCAGAGATTGGTTCCGTTCACAATAAAAATCTTCTGATAACCCTCAAAGATTTCCAGAGAATCACTGGTGTCTATTTCATCTATAGAATCGGCTAAGGCCACCATCGTTCCTGCACTCATTATCCACTCTCGTACCAAAACTGGTCATTATTACATGCAACTAAACGTGTCTTATATTGTATCTGTGTGTCTGGCGTTGCTGAAGAACTTTGAGTTCTTGTCTGAGTTGCAGACAATGCAGAAGTTCCCGCTATCGCAGCAGCCATTTCTACGTCTTCGACGCCTCCATACATCTCAAACATCATATCCTTATTACCATCTATCGTCCATGAACTACCACTATTATTTGTCCAACATTTTGTTCCCCCGGTGTATGTTGGGTTTGATATGTCTGCCTGCCACCTACCCCTATTACTTGAATCCCCCACAGCACTTAAAACTATCGCATATTGAACTTCGTCAGTAACTGTATAGGGAGTTTCAAAAGTAATTTCTCTCCAATCTCCGTCAACACTCGTAGTGAGTGTGTCACCGTCTGTTGTTCCCGTAGCTAATACATTCCCATCGGGCCTCGCCGCTGTGACAGATTGGAGAGTACAGGTTAAAGTTCCTGGACTACCTGTACGAAACAACAAAAGTTTTACACTACTCCGTGCAGTACTGTCCTCGGCTGTAAATAACTGGGCCGTCTGATAAACACCATAGGCATGAGCACAATTTATAGTAGTGCAGTCATATCCTATATTATAGTTTTCTTTAAGAGTCATACTATGTCAACGTTAGACAATCTTATCCATCCTTGGGATTGTCGCTATACTAACATCCTATGTTAGTGTAATTGTAAGACTGGTTGCCGGGTAACTTGCTGTCTGTCCCGTATTGATAGCTTGTGAACTTGACAAAGCACCACTACCGTAGAACGTCCCCGCCGTTAGGGCAGAATATAGAGCTACATAAGTGATGGTCCCCCAGTTTCCCGTTGCTTCAGGGAAAGTGATGGTATTGTCATTAGCCACACTTCCCGCAGTTCGGGTCCAGTTAGCCGCACCAGTCCCAGCGGAGACTCTTGCATAAGAACCACCTGAAGGTTCAGCTATTGAACCTCCCGTTTCTCCTGGATCGGCAGTAGATAAGGCTACATAGATTGCAGTGGGAGCAGTGGGAGTGTCCGTACTAAAGAACCAATCCAATAAGTATCCCTCTGTAGCATTACTAAAACTCATTATATTTCTCCAATTAGAAACTCGAATACCAAAGTCTGTTATTTGCTACAGCCACCAGTGCTTTTGTGGTTATCATATTGTTCTTCCCAGTATACAAGAAGTCCGTTCCCTCTGTCCCACCATCCACAGGTCCATCTCCACCATCAATAGCTATCCAAGAAGGGTAGGGATAGTCTAAACTAAGACAGGTAAAAGACCATTCATCACTTTCTGTACTTCCGTACATATTGGTGGCTTTGACCTTCCATGCCGCTGAAACTCCATAACTCAAAGGGTCCGTTGTCAAACTGTAAGAAGCGTCTTCAAACAGTGAGGAGAGTTCCTCATACCCTGCACCATCAACATTCAATGAGATAGTAAAGGTATCTGTATTGGCCCCAGCGGTCCATGAAAATCCCGTACTAAGATTAGTCCCTGTTGCTGCATCCGTGGGACTCGGCGAGGTTGGGGCTCCTGGAAGGCCAGAGGTTATCGCAATAGCACTTGTTCCCGCTATCGCAGCAGAAAGTTCAAGAGTAGGATTCAGGTCTTGTATTAGTGTTCCATTAACCTGATACCACTTTATAATTGCAGCGGCATTATAACCCATCCATTCCAAACGCTGTGCATGATTTCCGGTTTGATAATAAGCTCTCAGATAAAACCGATCATTGGCATGATTTATTTCTTGTCCAATTTGAGAACTTAAAGTAAAGGTAATCTCTTCCGGGGTATCAGTAAGATCAACTTCAATATCTGCCACTGTCCCCAAATAAACATCAGCCGAACCATAAGGATTATAAAACAAACTACATCCCATAGTCCCGGTAAAGGTAGTTCCCGTAAAAGATTTCATCTTTAGGATGTAGGAATCAAATAAGACTGTATCACCAGCCTTATATTCCGCCGTAGCACCAAAACCCTGAGTGGGTACATAGGGATAAATGGTTGCCCCATAGATTGTATTATCAAATGATCCGTCAAAGATCAAAGCCATTGAATGCCCTACTTTCTAATTCACGGTTGAGACGGAACACATCGCAACAACAGGTTGATTTGTAGAACCTATCAATGTCCCACTGCCCCACTTCTTCAAACCTGGTCGTTGTCCCAACCGTAGCTTCCCCTCCAGAACATCCCTTGGTCTTACGTTGTTCATGTAAGAGGAATATTCAGAAGGGGTCTGAGCTACAGACAATCCCTTATTGAGTCCACGCAGAGGTAACGGAAGTGTCTGACTCATCGCTTCCTCCGAAATCGAGCTAAATCAGCGTCACTCAGTCCAGCCTTCTTTGCCTGTCGGGTGACATGCTGAGTTCTGGTTGTGTTGTATTCCTTCTGAAGATACTGACCATAAGTAGGAATATTATCCTTGGTCCTGTAGAGACGTTTCGTATGAATCCGTTCCGCATATTTCTTCAGGTACTTTTTCTTTCTTTTCGTATCATTCATCTCATATCCAATAAAGAATATCTTAGGCGTCTATTTCAACACCAAAAATATATGTAGGGGCTCTCATGTTATATTGACTGCATGTAGCAGAAACAAATTTACCAGAAGCCCCTGTAAAATCAACGGGCGAATATCCAAATCTACCATAAACTTCTTGAAAACCTGAATATACATCAGCATTTCCGCAACAAAAAATCTTCTTTGTGATACTGCCACCATCTGTTGCACTTTCTCCAACAGTTATTTTAGCAGATGAACCCTCTGTCCAATAAGATATTTTACCTGCAACATATATCTTACCGTCAGGTATTTCATAAACAGTATCAAAATCTTCCTCTTCTTCATCCCAAGAATGAAATGATACTGCTCCACTTCCAATATCACCAGCAGCAAGCAACACTTTTAATTCTCGATAATCCTCACAAACATAACCACCAATATCATATTGTACTATAATATCTCCTTCAATCGCACCATCCTCATCCACATCTACTTCAACTCCATATAGAAGAGTTGGTTGGTAAACTCCATAAGTGCCGGATACAGAAACGTTCACATATTTACCCGCAGTGAAAACTCCTGGAACATCACAAGTGCCACCGCGAGCCTGTCCCGCTTCCTGTTCTCCATCTCCAAAGGCTATTTGTGGTTTTGTAACTGCACCATTATAAGTATCGGATTCACCTATCAATCCTCTATCGTACCCGTGTGTGAGAGTATAACTAACTCTCCCCGCCAAGAAGACCTTACCTGTTGGAACCATATACCTTAAATCTTGGATACTTACGACATCTCCATCAATAGTATTATCTTGTCCTGTATCGTATGCATCCGGATAAATATAAATAAAGGTTTCTTCACCCCCAACTTCATCAGCAGTAGCATTTTGTCTTAAAGTATAAGTTCCGTCATTTGAAGTAGAACCTGAAATAATCAAAGAGTCTTCTGATGTGTAATTGTTTACTAATTGGAGATAACCATAGGGAAGTTTGGGATCAGTAGCAGTATCATTAGCAACTTTAATTACTGCTGTTCCTGCGGCCCAATCACCAGTAATTGAAACTATGGGCAAACTATACCACACATCTCTTGTACGCATGGATGTCGGCCCACCCCCATCAGAAGTCAAAAATAACACTTTGACTTTACTTGTATCTGATGTACTAATGCAACCAATTTTATGCTGAGTTGCCTGTGTTACTTCACTTAGAACTGTCTCTAAGGTTGTATAATCCAGATCACCAATATTTTCCAGAGTCAGTATCCCATCAGGTAATGAAGTTATAACAGAACTACCATTTACTGTTAATGTATCATCAACCGTGAGATTTTTAAGTCTGTTTATTTTTGCATAACTCGAACCAATTCCCATAATTATACCCTCACCCAATCTACAAGAATCGTATCATTGTCCAAGTCATTCGCAATCAACAGAAACTTAGAATAACCGTGAGTATTAAAACATACGCGAGCAATACCGTCAGCCGCATCACTCATATCCACAATGTCATCTATCCACTTTTCATTGCCAATAGTTACCGTATCATGAAAAGTATAAGTACCATCAGTTTGAGTGCCATTGATTAAAGTGAGTGTAGCCATACGAGTATAATGATCCGTACCTCTCATACCATAGAGAGTGACAATATCATCTACATCCTCTGTTCCCGTACACCTGAATCTTAGTTCAATGGCAACAGTATTGTCAGTAGGAGCAATAAAAACAGTTCCCGTTGAAGTCAAAGCATTTACTGTAGCAGCACTTTTATCTGTAGTAAGCACTGCCTGTTCTGTAGTTAAACTACCAGCATTCCTCCACGGGTATTGTGGAGAAGCACTTCTTGCAAGAGTTACAACACCCATTACATCCTCCTTATTTTATTCGCCAGCGTGAGCTGCCATCTCAACCCAACCATTAGTGCTTCCAGTCCACAACATTATTGTCCAGCCACCAACAGCGGTAAGTGGGGTGGAATCATCACCCTTATCAACGTCAACATCAATCTGATCTGTACCACCCTCTGCCTTAAACACAACCAAGAGTTGTTGTCCTATGTAAGTACCATTCGGCAGTGTAATCGTCATATCAAAAGTCGAAGTTGTAGTAACTTCAATAACTCGATCAATCACAAAGTTATCCGCTACGCGACCAGTACGAGCAGTATAAGTAATGTTCCCATCTGCCGTAGTCAGGGACACGGTTCGCAAATCAAACGCCTTTTGTTCAGTATTAAACCAATTATGTGCAGCCATGTTCTTTTTCCTTTTTGTAAGGTATTATATTTTTACATTCTTCTTCCATGAACTTACTATCCTAAGCGTATATATCTCGTTCGAAATCAACATCATTAACGAGAAGACTGTTCATATCTAATCCCCGTCTTCTGTGGAGATTGCCAATAACACTTGTATCTGTCTTACCAGCATCAAATCTGATTAGTGTTTGAACTAATCGTTGTGCTTCCTGTTGATGATGTGTAGATGTGTTATCCTCTTCCTGAGTCTCGGCAACAGCAAGACAAGACTCAAGGATAGCTTCACAAGCACTAACCCCACCCATAGCAAGATCAGTAGTGGCAGACAACTTAACAGGATCAGCCCTATAAAAAGTAGATAAAACATACGCTTTAGAAGGCGTAGGATATAACCAGAGTTCATAAGTGGTCCCCGTTTCCAGATCATATTTTGCGGGAGTTACAGCATAATAGAGAGGCCAACCAGAGGCATCTGTCATACTACGATACTGTTTGATTTGCTGTGAGCTTCGCTTTGCCAGAGGGACAAGAGCCTCAGTTGCATCATAACTGAAGTCTTCCAGGAGGTCAGAGAAGTCCAAAGGTAACGCATACTTCCAATGATCCGGAGAAGTAACAAAGGACCAATATTGAGAAATGAAAGACCATTGATGTGGAATCCCATATCTCATATCCACTGGATAGAGGAACTGTCTAATCCCCCTTGCTACGATGTCCTTACAGAGAGCAAGATCATTTGTCGCTGAAGGAGAAGTACCTTCTGATGTTATACCAAGAAAATGACTAACCCTGTCGTAGAGATTTTTGTAGGACAATGTTAA